TATTTATACGGGCGACCCCGTAATGCCGGTGGAAAGCACCGCTAACGGCTATATCACTCAGGCCAACCCGTCCAACGCTTACCCGCTTGCGGGTATTTTTGTTGGTTGCCAGTATCTCTCGACCTCGCAGAAGCGCACCGTTTGGTCCGCTTACTGGCCCGGCTCTGACGCGACTGGCGATGTGATTGCGTATGTTGTGAATGACCCGAACTCTCGTTTTTTGGTCATGGGCAACAGCACGACCTTCAACATCTCTGGCACCCTGACAAACTGGACCTCGAGCCCGGTTGGTCAGTACGCTCAGTTTGCCATCGGCACTGGCAACACCAATACCGGCCAGTCTGGCGCGTATTTGAACTCTCTTGCGACGACCGCGACCTTCCCGTTCATCGTGACGGATTTGATCACGTTCCCGCCGGGTTCCAATGGCGCTGATCCGACCACGGCTTACAACTGGGTTGTTGTCGGCTTTAACAACGCTCTGACCCGCACCAATGGTGCTGGTCCGACCGGCATCAGCTAAGGAGTAATGACCAATGGCTGTTAATCTTTCAGCAATTAAAGACCTTCTGCTCCCCGGACTTCGCGGCGTAGAAGGCAAGTACGAGATGATCCCATCTCAGTACGATAAAATCTTCACCAAGCATAACTCGAACATGGCGCTGGAACGCACCGCTGACATGCGGTACCTCGGTCTGGCCCAGCTCAAGACCGAAGGCGGTCAGACGGCGTTCGATAACGGCGCTGGTGAGCGGTTTGTCTACAATCAGGAACACACGGAAATCGCCCTTGGCTATGCGATCACTCGCAAGGCTGTTGACGATAACCTGTACAAGACGCAGTTCCACCCGTCGAACCTTGGTCTGATCGAGTCCTTCCAGCAGACCAAGGAAATCTATGGCGCGAACATCCTGAACACCTCCACGACCTACAACGCCGCTATTGGCGGTGACGGCGTGTCGCTGTTGGGCTACAACTCGTCGGGTACGCTTGTGAACCACCCGATTGATGGTGGCACGGTTGCTAACACTCCGTCGACTCAGGTTGACCTTAACGAAGCTACGCTGCTGAACGCGATGATTGCGATCCGCACGAACTTCAAGGACAACGCTGGCCTGAAGGTGTTTGCCCGTGGTCGTAAGCTGGTTGTTCCCCCGCAGCTTGAGCCGGTTGCTATCCGTCTGACAAAGACTGAGCTGCGTCCGGGTACTGCGGACAACGATGTGAACGCCATCCTGAGTACTGCTGGCGGTCTGCCGGAATCCTACATGGTCAACGACTTCTTGACGTCGGCCTATGCGTGGTTCCTGCTCACGAACATCGACGGCCTGTCCTACATGGAACGTATCAAGTTTGAGACGGACATGCAGGTGGACTTCGTGACGGACAACCTGCTGGTCAAGGGCTACGAGCGTTACAGCTTCGGCTACTACAACTGGCGGTCCATCTACGGCTCGACCCCCACCTCGTAACCGGCACTATCCCCTCCCCGTAAAACGGGAGGGGAAGCCCCAAAGGAGACAACATGTCTAGTACAGTCTTTACGGGTCCGGTTCTGGCGGGCAATGTTCTCAACAGTGACGGCACGGGCAACCTTGCTGGCGTTGGTGGTAGCAGCGGTCAGCAGAATGTCGGATTCTGCGAAATGGTTCAGGCGCAGGCGATCACTCAGGCGACTAATGGAACGTCGGCTGGTGTGTTCACTACGTCTATTGTTATCCCGGCCAATAGTTTGATTGTCGCAATTAATTTGTATGTGACAACTGCTTGGACCGGAACTGCCAAGACTCTGGGTATTGGCGACACTGCATCGGCCACGGCGTTTACTACCGCTGCCGCTGTTGATGGTTCTGCGGCTGGCCTCGTTATTGTCACCCCCGGAACTGGTTCTACGCAGATCGGCAACTGGCTGAACGTCGGCACTACTGACGTCCAGCTTGTTATCACTTCAACCAATACCGGATCGGGTGCTGGCACTCTGGTTGTTCGTTACATCCAGTCGTTCAACAGCTACTCTAACGGCCAGTATACCTAATAGGAGAGACCAATGAAGGGTCATATGGGTTATCACATGGGTCACAAGTCGGCTCATAGTCGTAAGCACAAGGCTAATGGCGGCGAGATGGACTCTCCTGCTAAGGGCCGTGACGAATGGGAAGAGGATTTGAAGTCCAAGCCCACCCGTTACGACAACGCCCCCAACGTTGAAGGCGAGGCCGAGAAGCGCAAGCGCGGCGGCCATGTCAAGAAGGGGCACAAGAAGCATGTCGGCAAGGTTCATGGTATGCATGCCATGCACCATGCTGGTCGCAAGCCCCGCAAGGCTGGTGGCCGTGCTGGTTCTGACATGAGCCCGCTTTCGTCCGCCCACGCTGGCACTGAGCCGCGTGGTCATAAGGCTAAGGACATCGACTAATTTGGTGTGGGCGGGGGTAAAACCTCGCCCTACCTTATGGAGATTGCCGTGTCAGGTGCTTGGACTCGCAAGGAGGGCAAGAACCCTTCTGGCGGCCTTAATGCTAAGGGGCGGTCCTCTCTCAAGGCAGAGGGGCACGATATTAAGCCGCCGGTATCCCGGTCTGAGGCGCAGCACAGCGAGTTAAAAGCTGCGCGGCGTCGTAGTTTTTGCGCCCGTATGGAAGGCATGAAAAAGCATTTGACGGGGGCTAAGACGTCTCACGATCCTAACAGCCGGATCAACAAGTCGCTACGCAAGTGGGATTGCTAGATATGACTGAGCGCAAGAAGTATTTTGAGAAGGCGTTTTGGGAAAAAGATGCTCCCAAGGATGCTCATCACAAGCATTTGAGCCGTCACGGTGTTAAGATAGCGAAGGCTAAGGCGCGGATGTCCGGCAGGCCGTATCCCAATCTGGTGGATAATGTGACCGCCGCCCGCGCTGGGCACACGAAAGGTAAGTAAAAATGACAACCATTACTTCTTCCGGCGCGGTTCTTCAGTCTATTACCCGTGTTGGTCGGAACGAACCGTTCAACCTTCAGGTTTCGCGTGGTCAGATTACTGGTCACAGCGTAGTAAACATCTTTGGTTATTTTACGACACCGGCCAGTGCTAATACTTTCCGCACGGTCTGGGAGCTTGGTTCTACTACTGCCTATGCCTTCCCGTCTTCTGCCGTCACTATGACCATTACCGGCACCAGTGGAGACACGGCTTCGATTCTAGTTAGCGGTCTGGATGCTAACTACAATCCTATTTCTGAAATTGTTGTGCTTAATGGTGGGACCGGAGTAACAACGAGCAATAAATATTTCCGTATAAATAATATGAGCGTGGCTGTTAGCAGCGCAACAAATCCTGCCAGCACTGTCACTTGTATTAACGGCGGTGTTACCTATGCCCAGATCAACGCGGGTGTTGGGACTACGCAAATGGCAGTTTATACGGTTCCTGCCGGATACACGTTATATTTGGATCGGTTCTCTGCATATTCCTCATCCAACGGTGTGGTTGTTGGGACCGGATTGCAGTCCAATTACTTGACCTATAGGGCACTTACGGCTTCGTCTTCCGGTGTTCAGAGAATTGTTCTGCAAACTCCTTTCACTGCTTTTTATTCTGTTGAGCGCGTTTATCCGTTTGCTTATCAGGCTGGGACCGACATTCAGTGGCAAGTAGCACCCAGTACGAGCAACGCACAGGTAGCCGGTATCAATATTGAAGGCGTGTTGATCTTGAACGACGGCACTCTCTAAGGGGTGACCAATGACCACGAGCGGAACCTATTCATATAACCCCTCGTTGGGCGACCTGACGCTTTACGCCTTCAATCTGATTGGCGTCAGAAACACCGCTATTCTTCAGGAGCATATGCAGAGCGCCTCGACGGCGGCCAACATGATGCTGGCTAGCTGGGCGAACCAAGGCGTTAATCTGTGGGCTGTAGACCTCCAGACGGTCAATTTCCTGCAAACGCCTGTGACTTTGACGGCTACCGGCAACGGCACTACGGCCACCCTGACGTTTGCTTCGATTAACACCCCGATTTACACCGTTGGAACGCAGATCATGGTGTCCGGGGTTACGCCAAGCGGGTACAACGGAACGTGGACCGTCACTGCATCAAGCGCCGGGTCTGTGTCTTTTGCCAGCACGGCCACGGGTGTCCAGACGGTTTCGGGCACGATTAGCACCTCGACGCCTTCGGCCACTTACAGCGTGGACCCCACCACGGTGATGATCCTTGACGCTTATATTGGGATCGTGAACGGCAACACGCCGGAGATTGACCGTATTATTCTGCCGATCAGCCGCACGGAGTATGCTTCGTATCCCAACAAGTTGCAGTCTGGGTTCAGCACGACTTATTGGTTTGACCGCCTGATTTCCCCGACTGTTACCCTGTGGCCGGTCCCTGATGGCACGAGTTCTACGCTCCTGAAGTATTATCGGGTGCGCCAGATACAGGACAGCAATTACACCAACGGCCAGACGGTTGAGATACCGTATTTGTGGCTGGAGGCGTTTGCGGACGGCTTGGCTTACCGTCTGTCAAAAATCTGGGCACCGCAGCTTGCGCCGGGCCTGAAGGGTATTTCGGACCAAAGCTACGACATTGCGTCTCGACAGAACGTAGAGCAGGCGCAGCAGTACATTTCCCCGCAAATCTCTGGCTATTACAGGCCGTAGGGGGACAGATGGCTTACGGTTCCATTTCAGGACGCGCAAGAACAAGCGCCAGTAATCCTAGGGCGTTTGCGGTATGTGATCGCTGCGGCATATGGGAAAATCATGAAAGTCTGCGCTGGCAATTTGACTGGCGAGGCGCATCGTTGATGAACATCCGGCTATTGGTTTGCCGGACTTGCTATGACACGCCGCAGAATCAGCTTCGCGCTATTATTGTTCCGGCTGATCCCGTTCCGATAGCTAATCCGCGCGTTGAAAGCTATGTGGCGAACGAAACCAATTACCGGGCGACATCTGGTCAAAACACTGTAGATTTCTGGACGGGTATTCCGATCCCCGGAACGGTCCAGCGCATCACGCAGAATAATGATAGTCGAGTTACGCAGCAGACTGGTGAGCCTCCGGGTGGTCTGAATACGCAGCCGGGTACTGATCCGAATGCGCCGGGTAATAGCGATCCGGGTCTGCCTTATGATAATACAACTGTGCCGAAAACAGGTCCGTTAGTATGAGCAATATACAAATCCCAAATCTCCCTGCTGCCACTTCGCTCAATGGTACTGAGCAGGTCGAGATTGTTCAGGCTGGCGTGTCCGTTCGGACTACGACGTCGCAGATTTCTGGCCTGACGCCGGGCCCGTCTGGGGCTACCGGCCCGCAGGGTGCGACTGGCCCGACTGGGCCAACTGGGCCGACGGGTGCCACGGGTAATACTGGCGCAACGGGATCGACTGGTCCGACGGGTGTTACGGGTCCAACTGGGCCGACTGGCCCCACTGGTCCGACTGGCCCCACGGGCGCTGCTGGTGCTAATGGTACTAATGGTGCGACTGGGCCAACGGGGCCTACTGGACCCACGGGGCCGCAGGGTAATCAGGGTGGCCTTGGACCGGCTGGCCCCACAGGCGCGGCTGGTGTTAACGGCCCCACTGGCCCAACCGGCCCGACTGGGCCCACAGGCTCGGCGTCTACGGTTCCCGGTCCTACCGGCCCCACGGGCGCTGCTGGCCCGGCTGGCGGGCCTACGGGTCCAACGGGGCCAACAGGCGCGGCATCTACGGTGGCTGGCCCGACTGGGCCTACAGGACCCACTGGTCCCACCGGCGGCGCTGGCCCGACTGGGCCTACAGGCCCCACTGGCAATACCGGCAATACAGGGGCGGTTGGCCCGACTGGGCCCACTGGTGTGGCTGGACCGACTGGCCCCACGGGTAATAATGGTGCCACTGGATTGAGCGGCCCCACTGGTCCTACGGGACCGACTGGTGCGGCGTCTAATGTTGCTGGCCCGACCGGCCCCACTGGTCCGACTGGTGCGGCGTCTAATGTTGCTGGCCCGACTGGACCGACCGGACCGACTGGGCCTACGGGTTCCACTGGTGCTGGCGGACCTACTGGTCCTACCGGTTCTACTGGCGCTGGCGGTCCCACCGGACCTACTGGTTCGACGGGCGCTGGCGGTCCAACCGGCCCCACGGGCCCGACTGGGCCTACGGGTTCCACTGGATTGACTGGACCGACTGGCCCGACTGGGCCTACGGGATCTGCTGGATCTACCGGACCAACCGGTCCCACTGGCCCAACTGGACCTACAGGAACGACCGGTGCGACGGGTCCCACAGGCCCCACGGGAGCAACTGGTTCAGCCGGTCCAAGCACGGTTACCGCAAATAGCACTGCGACAAGCGGCTTTTCGGCTGGGCAATTGCTTTACAGCGACGGAACTAAAGTACAGGCCGCTGGTGCTGCAATCGCCACATCTCTCGCTCTAAACGGAGCGGCGATTGGCACAAATGCTTTGGCGGCTACTGGTACTGGTTCGTTCAGTTCTACGCTGTCTGATGGAACAGGCAATGTCAGAACTATTGTTCAGAACTTACAGACATCTGCGTATACTTTGGTTGTCGGAGATAACGGAAAACACATCGACATTACTACCGGCGGTGTGACTGTTCCGTCCGGCGTATTTTCAGCCGGTCAGAACGTAGTCATTTATAACGATTCATCGTCTAACCAGACCATCACGCAGGGTTCGAGCGTGACAATGTATTTGGCTGGTAGCGCCACAACGGGTAACAGAACCTTGGCCCAGCGTGGCGTCTGCACAGTTCTGTGCGTTGCTCCGAATACTTTTGTAATTAGCGGAAGCGGTCTAACATGACTGTTGTGTCTGTTATTGCAGGGTATTCGTCTAATCCGTTTACCCCAGTTACAAACACACACACCGGTACATCCGGTACTGAAACCATTCCTACGGGAGCATCTAACGTTGTCATCAAAGGATGGGGCGGCGGCGGTG